TTGTTCTTTGTTTAACTTTGTACTATCATCGGTAACATTTTCAGTTCGTAATTTTTCTATCTCTGCATTTATTTTTGTGATGTATTGATTTGACGCAGAAATTTCATTCTGTTTTTGTGCAACTTGTCTGTTGAGAGTGTCGACCTTGCTTTGTATTTTCTCGATTTCTTGGATTCGTTCATTGATAGATACAATGTTGTTTGTAATTTCATTGATTCCTTTTTCGATTTCTGTAACTTTTTTTGATGTTGTTGATATCTTCTCTTGTTTAAAGTCGTCTTCCATATCTCTGTGACAGGTGGGACATTCGTCATTATCCTCATAGAATTGTATCTCCTTTGTACCTCTTGATTTTGCAAGGTCTAATTGTTTTTGCAATTCAAGAGTCTTGGTTAGTTTCTGTTTTATAGTTTCACTATCCGAAGATTCATTCTGTAATTCCTCAACATCCTTTAACAGTACATTACATTCTTCTTGTACAGTGTTAATGTTTGTTTGAGCCTGTTCAACACTTTCATTAAAACCTTCAATCTTCTGTCTACGATTATCACCAAGTGACTTGATGTGTTTTTTGTAGGTTTCGATTCTGTCTTCTGAAAGTCGGATTTCATAATCTAAATCATGAAGTTCACTTTTCAATGCAGTCATTCTTGTTTTTAATAAATTATTCATAACAGTAAAAATATTGATATCTAGGATATCTTCTATAATACCTCTTCTGTCATTTTGATTCATTTGCATGAATGGTGTGAAAGTTGAACTACCTAAAATAACTACTTGAGTAAATGTCTTATAGTTAAGTTTTAGGATTTGTTTCTCAAGTTGTTCTTGATAATCCCTCATGTTTGCATCTTGATTAATTATTCTATCATTCAAGAAAATTTCAAACACATTTGGTTTTGCACCACGAACAACTCGATACTGCTTTGACCCAATTGCAAACTCAACCTCGACAACCATCCCTCTTTGGTTGACTGAGTTTATGAGTGAGTTTTTGGATATCTTACGAAATCCTTTTCCAAATAATCCAAAACATAGTGCATCTAACATTGTAGATTTACCACTACCATTCTCCCCTAAGATTAGGGTTGCTTTGCGATTTTCTAAAAAGACTTCTGTAAATTGGTTACCAGTGGAAAGTAAATTTTTCCATCTAACTACTTTAAATTTTATCATCTATGCGTCAAGGGCCTCTGTATAAAGAGACCTAACTAAGTTTTCTAGTTTTGCTTTATCTCCAGTTATTTCCATTCCTTCAATATGTTTTGTTAATATAGTAAGAGTATCCTCTGCATCTGAAGCCATATCTTCATCTGACATGTCTCCTAAGTTTCCATGGTCTTCTACAACCTTGAAATCAATCACATCTGCTTTGTTTAGTTTTTCAATGAATAGGTCAAACCAATATGGATTTTCTTTATTCATTACGATAACTTTTACAAACATGTTTTTTAAATGTTCGAAGTCCATTGCAATTATTTCTTCTTGAGTTAATTTGGAATCATCATAAAAAACCTTTTCAAACATTCGAATAGGGTTTCTAATCTTTTTCATTTCTCTTGTATCTGTATCAAATATATGAAATGATTTAGGGTCACCATAATCTGACCAAGTAAATTCAAACTGAGAACCAAGGTAGGTAATATTGTTTAGTGTTGACCCAGTGTGAAAGTGACCAGTATATACATGTTCAAATCTTTTGAATGTATTCATTGATGTACCATGAGAAGAATAATAGCCAGGCATCATGATTGCACCTTCTATTTCTAAGTGACCCATTGCAATTGCAGATGTAGTCAATTCTATATGTTCCATTGTATCTTCTAAATTGTTTTTATGAATCCAAGGTATCAAAGTAATTAGACAACCATCATAGTCTTTAGTTATAGTATCTTGATAGATTGTAATATTATCATACTTTAATAATGCATCACATGAGTTTACCTCACTGGTGTTCTTATAGTAAAGGTCATGATTACCCAGAGTTAAGTCCATGGTCATTCCATTTTCTATAAGTGGGTCAATAAAGTGTTCTTTGTTTTTTTGTAAGGAAAGGAAATTGATTCCAGTTCTTTTATCAAAGTAATCACCTAAGTGAACAATATGTTTGATGTCATTTTCTTTACAATATGGAAAAAAGACTTCTTCATAAAATCTTCTTTGATATTCGTGAAAATGAACACTGTCGTTTCTGACACCAGCATGGGTGTCGTTTAATACTGCAAATTTCATATATTAGTTTGTCATTAAGCTGATGACCCAGAAGTTAAACATCATAAAAAGTAATGTTGAAAACTGGAGTACACTTGCAATTGCTACAAATGATAATGCTCTATCAGACCACCACTTAAGTTCTGTTTCTTGCCAATTTTTTATTTGTTCTGGAGTTGCGTCTTTGAGAGTGTTAGATTTATCTTCCATTATTTTTTATTTGTATTAAAATATTTTTCTACACCTACTGGTCGATTGTCTTTCTCTTTCTTTTTACCTCTAGGTTTGTAGTTTGGTTCTTCAAGGTTGTTTTGTAGGAATTCGACATATGAGTTATCGTAAACTGTATTGTCTCCTTCCATACTACTTACTGCATCGGTAAGAACACCACTATTCATGATTGCCTTATGTTTGATTGCAGCTTGTTTCTTTTCTTTTTGAATTCTTCTTAGGAATGCATAGTATATAATTTGGGTTATATAGGCAAATGCATTTTGCGATTTTTCTGGGTTGAAATTATTTATGTATTGTAAACAGTTTTCGATACCATCACAAATCATTTCATCTCTATATGAATAGTTAATGAAGTTTGGTTTTGTTGATAGTCTCGTTGCAATCTTATAGATACATTCTCCAATGTATTCTGATACCCTTGGTGGTTCAATTCCTTTTGCAACTGCATCCTTTACTGCTCTATTGTGTTCAGATATTGCAGCTGTAAACTCTTTATTATTTACATAATGTTCTGGTTTTGCTTTAGTCCTTTTAGTCATATATCTATTATCTCATTATATCGTTATTTGTCAAGTAAAAATAATTTATCTTTTTTGATAAAAAAGACTTGACAGAAGTTAAATCTCATGCTACCCTAGATATGTATCGTGGGAAACAAGAGAATACATATTAATGGAGTACCTTCTTATCTTCATAATCCATTAAGTCCAGTTCTTCTTCAAATGATAATTCTTCCTCTGGAAGGAGTCTGTCCTTCATTATCTCGGTCATTCGTGCAAGTGCATCTGCACCTTTATCTAATTCTTGTTTAGGGGACATTACATCCAATCCTACTTCGTCTCTAAGATGAACCCAATCTTTAATTGCTTTATCATAAAATGCAATGAATTCGTCACCGATAGTTGTTGTATAAACTATCTCAGAAGCTGCAATAACAATCTTGTTATCTTTAGTAAAAGGAACTAAAGGGGATAATTTAATAACTGAACCCTTACCTGTAACCGATGGTGAAAGACCAATGTTACATGGAAGTGTCATTTCTACTGTTCCATTTTCTTGTTGAACAGTTATCATTGAAACGATGTCTTCACCATTTCTTAGTTTTATGTATCTGTATTGGTTCATAGCTTTATTGCAAGTAGTAGTAAGATTGCGATTAATAATATATTAGACATGAAGATTCCTATTGCTAAAATTGTATGATACCATATCCATCTTGTTTTGTATGCATTATCAATAGTCACTTCTTCTGGGTCTGGACTCTTCCAAGTATCTTCTGGTTTCTGACCCCATAATATATCATACCATTTCAAAACTTTACCTCATGTATTGTATATTTAAATTTTTCTTTACTATATGTATTTATTCGTTCTTTAAAGTGTCTAAGAGTATAATTCTCTTTCTTTTTATAACTTAAGTCATCTGCAATATCAAAAAGAGTTGCATTGACTTTATCTTTACTTGTTCTCAGAACCCTACCAATTGATTGTAATACACGAATCTTAGATTTACTAGGACTTGCAAACACAATGTTGTGTAGGTTCTTAATATTTATACCTGTAGAAAAAGTACCATATGATGCAATGATTACACATCCTTCTTCCTTTTCCATCAACTCTCTGACCTTTTCTCTATTGATTGTATCTGTTCCACCATAGATAAAAAACGATTTAATACCAGATTTTTGAAATGTCTCGTATATTTTCCTACCATGTTTATCTACATATTGAAATAGTATTAATGTATTTCCTTTCTGACCTAATGTAAGGTTCTTTATAAATTGTGTTCGTTTTTCATTACCAGCAAGGAATTCCATTTCTCTAGGATAATCCATAGATACAACTTCTTTAGATACCTCTGGTGGATATTTTAATACTAAACATTGTATATCTAACTCTGCAAGGATACCTTCATCCATAAGGTCTGCACTAGTAGTCACATAATGTGTAGGGCCAAACAAACCTTCTAGTACTAACTTATGTGTTTGAGTATCATCTAATGTACCAGTTAATCCCCACCTATGACCAATATCTTTCATCTTCTCCATAATACCAGTAAGTACTTTTGCTTTGAATAAGTGTGCTTCATCACCAAACACTGCACCAAAACCATCGTAGAACGATTTCGGCATTTTGGATAGGGTCTGCCAAGTAGTTACTACTATATCGGTATCTCCTACCTTTGCACCACCATACATCTTATCAATAGGTCTATCATACCCATAATCTGCAAAGTCTTTTGACATTTGTTCTACTAGTGATGTTGTAGGTACGATTACCAACACTCTCTTTTTATGCATAGATATGAAATGTCTTGCAATACAATATATGATTGCAGACTTACCACTTGCAGTTGGAGATACTAACAATTGTCTTCTATATTTAATACCTCTTGTTACTGCATCCACTTGATAGTCTCTCAAAGGAAATCCCATGTTTAATCCATCGGTAAAGTCTGGATATTCTATATCAGTTTCCCACTGATAACCTTCCATGTTGTAGTCTCGGTCTTTTGCAAATTGTTCTAGTGCATAGTATAAACCAACATACAACTTACCAGTAGTTTGTGCAAATAGTCTTATATTACCATCCCAATACTTATTTCGTACAGATGGCATGAACTTTGCGCCAGGCACTGGGAAAGTAAAATAATCAGACAACTCTCTTTTGATAGATTCATCTGCATCTACCTTTATATGAGTATTGTCGATTTTGGTTATCTGAATGTCGGCCCTGCTATCCATCCTACTAAGGAATGTCTCCTACCATGTGTTACTGGTGTTACTCTGTGATATACAAAAGATGGAAATATGATTATACTTCCTTGTTCTCTTGCACTTTGTGGAACTCTCATGACTGACCTTTCTGGGTCATTTAATGGATTTACTCCATATGCATCAACATATTCAAAATGACCACCCTCATATTCATTAGGATGTGTAAGATTTACACTATATGAAAGTTTTCTATATCCACCAATTCTTGATTCTGCATCTGGGTCATTCTTACATTCTTCTTCTGTGTAAGGTATAAAATGTCCATCACAATGCCACTCATAATGTTCATCTGGTGCTTTATATACTGTAAACTGATATGATTCATGATAATTTAAATCAAACTTAAAAGATTCTGAATTAACATCTCTAATTACTGGTGTAATGTGGTCAAATAATGATTTACCATCTGAGAGTACTGCATTTCTATCCATCCATCCCACACCAGATTTACGAGTTTTATGTTCTTCAAATCCATCATCACCACCACCAATTTGTCCAAAACTTAATTCAGATTTTTCTAAACCCAACTGTATAATTTCATTACATATATCTGGTGATATTGCACGAGACTGTATGATTAAAGGTTCTGGAAGAAATGAGGGCATAATGTATTAACCAGCTGGGTTAGTAAATTTTAACCAATCAATTGCATTCTTTATTGATTGATGTCTCCATGTGATAATATTTAGTATCTCTTTCAAAGCATCTACACACTCTGTAAGATATTCGACTTTTAGTTTCATATCAGACAAATCTTTATCTGCATTGAAGTAATAACTATAATCAGACTTTAAAGGTTTGTTGTACCCATCAAATGGGTCGTAAGACCACCCTAAGTCATCTATTTCCTCTTTAGATAACTTATCAGTGTACCACATCCACTTAGTCTTTAAAAGTTGATTATACTTGACCTCATACGAT